GCGATTACATTTTAACAGGAAAATTTCATTGTCTCCACTTTTTTTGTAAAAAAAAATGGTATTGAGGAAACATTTCTCATCAACACCATTTATTATACAACCGAAATTTTTTTAAGTTTATAAATACCTTTAAATAGTATATATAGAAGATTTTCTGTTTGAATACCGAACGAATTTTTATTATGTATAAGCATTTTAACTTTCTTTGAAAAATGATAAAAATTCTATTTTTTTGAAATTTTAATTATTTTCTTACTCAGTATTCTGAAAATAGAAGTTTCCTTGTTCATAGTAGTTCTTATATAAAAATCTCATGTTAGTCGACGTTGACTCGTATCATCCATGTTGTATTCATATGTGTACTTTCTTCGACACATGAACTCTAGTATTACTCCCATCATAATAATATCATAATCACAGAAACTTGAGTTATTAAAATAACTACTTCACATTTTCTCCTAATAATTTATGTATTTCACTATCTCATCTTTATTCCTTAGCTTTTAAAACTAAGTCTCGGGAATATTGTTATCACCTTATAATACTCCAAATAATCCTCTCGTTATATCTCCTAAAGTATCTCTCCTAGATTTACAGCTTTTAATACCGTATTCTTATAATTTTTGTCATTGATACACACATCACAAACTACCTCCTAAAGCATTCATAATATATTGCTCTTCCTACAAAGTATCGAGATGTTTTAATCTTGAAAATTTTTTGTACATTCCAAATTCTCTAAGATGTCTTTTAAATTTTTATTTATAATCAGACTTTTCACTATTTCCACATAAATTCTGCAAGCTTCTTTTGAAATAGAGTGAACATGTGTAATTTCTGAACTCTTGTCAATCTCGTCATTTGTACAATTACTAAATCTTTTTTTCATATCTTCCATATTAATTTGTCTTTCACTTTGTTTTAAGGAATCTAAAGTTGTCAACATCACGGTGATGTCGTCGGACGAAGTTCCAGTAACCTGATTATGTGTACCATATCCTTACGTATTCTCTTACAATGAAAGCTCCCTTTTTTTAATTCAAAAGAAACTCTCAAACAATCTTCAATAATGAACCCATATATTGCAGATTTTTAATCCAACATAACATTTTTACCTCTTTTTTAGTTATAGTTCAAATTTTAATATAAATTCTAAAAATACTCTGATTTGTTGAAAAAATAGCATGTTTCCAGATAGTAAGAAAATTTATATTCTACTCTAGTAATACTCTAATCAAGTTTTTTCGAAATAAGATTCCTCCTTGCCCATATTTACATTCTACTTTAGTAATACTCTAATTTGCATTGACTAGATTGCTTTCATCAATCACCTCAATTTACATTCTACTTTAGTAATACTCTAATTAGTGTCATTAAGTCATTAGAAGAAGGAAAAATTCCAATTTACATTCTACTTTAGTAATACTCTAATTCATAAGAAATTGCTTTGATATTTACAATATCAGGATTTACATTCTACTTTAGTAATACTCTAATATTTTTTCATATTTTTACCTCCTTGATTTTTTACCAATTTACATTCTACTTTAGTAATACTCTAATTGAAGAAAATAACATACAAATACCGATTTCTTTTTTATTTACATTTTACTCTAGCAATACTCTAATTTATAAAGACGAATTAAGTTCAGCTGTATTCGTAAAATTTACATTCTACTCTAGTAATACTCTAATTTAACATAAAAATCACAACCTTCCTACGTTTTGTCCATTTACATTCTACTCTAGTAATACTCTAATCTATTCGAGCAAATGTTGGAAGTGTCGCTTGGATGAGATTTACATTCTACTCTAGTAATACTCTAATAGCAATTGAAGGGAGAAATGTAAAGGATTTTGGAAATTTACATTCTACTCTAGTAATACTCTAATGAAAGCCCAGACTTTCACGAACCAGTCCGGGTAAGGCATTTACATTCTACTCTAGTAATACTCTAATAATCGAATTCTCAACATTAGATTTTTTTTAGAGTCTGATTTACATTCTACTCTAGTAATACTCTAATTTGCGATGGTTGTCTTGGTTGTCCTTTTTTGTACCTTATTTACATTCTACTCTAGTAATACTCTAATTGCTTGTTTCAATTTCAGGGTATCTTGCTTATTTTTTATTTACATTCTACTCTAGTAATACTCTAATTATTTGTAGCCTTTAGCCACGCTTGGGATGTCAAAGAATTTACATTCTACTCTAGTAATACTCTAATTATTCTGCATTCGGAATTAAACAATCTCGGATAAAAAAATTTACATTCTACTCTAGTAATACTCTAATCCATGAAGCTTGGGATACTGTGCATCAATACAAAACTGATTTACATTCTACTCTAGTAATACTCTAATGCGTATGCGATTTCAAGCATTTTTTCAGTTAGGAAGTATTTACATTCTACTCTAGTAATACTCTAATCCCTTGAAGTTCCAAAACGTTTTATAGCCCTTTCCGAATTTACATTCTACTCTAGTAATACTCTAATAAACCTATACTACGAGTAACTTCCCCCTGATATTTATTTACATTCTACTCTAGTAATACTCTAATACTCTTACTATTACTCCGGATATTCAAACCTATGTTATTTACATTCTACTCTAGTAATACTCTAATGTTGGCACATATGTGGCAGAGCCTCTTTGAACAAAATTTACATTCTACTCTAGTAATACTCTAATGGAGAGGGGTTCCTCTCCCGGATAGGAGGAAGAAAAATTTACATTCTACTCTAGTAATACTCTAATATATTCTCCTGTTTCTCTATTTTTCACTTTATAATTATTTACATTCTACTCTAGTAATACTCTAATTCTAAAATAAATAATCTTAATAGTAATTTGAATTTATTTACATTCTACTCTAGTAATACTCTAATAAGTGCTTCTTTTCTCCAATCTTCCATTTCATGTGTAAGGGGGTATTTATTATAAGAATTTGAGAATGAAGAAAATATTTTTTAAAAAAGGTATTGAAATATAAAAGAAATATTGAAGAAAGATAAAAAATATGCTGTAAAAGAAAATGAGAAAGCATGATAAAAAATGATAGAAAAAATGTGAAAATGTGCAATGAATGTGAGAAAAAATGAGAAACTTCGTAAGTGTTCAGAAGTTTGTTCGAATGGGTTTAGAAGACCCTTTTTTTATTTTTTGGATTCAAATTTGACACTGCACACTCTACGATTATCTGCACAAAAAAGATTTTTTTGAACATCGACTAAAATGGCGAAAAAATCAAAGAAATTAAAAAATCACTGCACAGACTAAGACTGCACAGCGATAAACTTGAGCTCTTTTTACTATTAAAAATCAATTTTCCGAAAAATAAACATATATAAATAACAACCATTTTTAATTTTTGATTTATATTTCAATATAAAATCAACTAGTCACAATATTATGACTAGTTGAAATAGAACACTATAAATTATAATTGAAAGCTCCTACTACTCTTCCTATAATATTTAATTCATCATCATCTTTGATTAGAATATCTTTGTATTCTTTATTAGAGGAAATAAAAGTTATTTGTTTAGTGAAAGGATTATAATGGTATTTTTTTATATATGAATTTCCATTCAATGAAAATATTACAATATTACCATTCTCTATATCACAATTTCTTTTTATCAATGCTATATCGCCATTTCTCACATCTGGAAACATACTATCCCCTTCTACAAATGTAGCAAAATCACATTTATTAAATAATTCTTTAGGAATAGGTAAGTAATCCACTATATCTTCTTCAACTAACAATCCAAATCCTGCTGAAACCTTAGATACTAAAGGAATTTTTATATTTTCCACGCATTCTTCGTTTATTGAAAAAAAATCATTAAATGAGGCATTCAATGCTATAAGGAGCTCTCCTAATTTATCCAATGTTAATGCTCTTCTTCCATTCTCATAATTACCTATGGTAGCTTTATTCACTGATAGTTTTTCTGCTAATTCTTCTTGAGAAAATCCTTTAGATTCACGCAATAATTTTAATTTTTTTCCATAGTCTAACATATTGTTTCACCACCTTTCTAAAAAAATAACAAAAAAACTCTTGACAAAAACAATATGTTAAACTATAATCAAAATATAGAAACAAAATGTTAATATCAAGTGTAACGATTTGTTTTTATGTGAAATGCTATATATTTATTATATCACAAACTAGGATATAGTTCAAAAAAACATAACGGTAAAATCGTTGTGATTTTTTTAAACAAAAATGCAAAAAAAAAGAAAAAACAAAAAAAGAAAAACAAAACAAAGAAAGGAGATGATACATGAGGGATTTACAAAACATAAGGAAGAAAGGGAGTGATATATGAGGATTAAAAGGAAATGAAAATAAAAGTTATTTTGAATAATAAAAAAAGGAGGTTATATAGATAAAACCTCCCTAGAAATACAAGTTAAAATGGTTTAAAGTTCTTTTTTACTAAAGAAAATCCCATGATGGTATTGGTAAAAAGGATATAGGAAGGGAGATGAACTTCTTTGTCTTGAATATATAAAGTTACATCCTTTAAGCAAAGAACATCTTTATAGCTAATGAAGGGAATCGTTGGTTCTCCGTATTCTGGGTGTTCATGGATATAAAAATCTTCACTTACCCATTCATGAAGGCAAGAATCTATTATCAATTCTTGATTTTCTAAGAATGTATCAGGGAAAATTTCAGGTTCAGGATTCACTATAGAGGTATAAGGGTACCATTCTCCTTTGATTAGTCCAGATTTAGTAGAGAATAAAATATAAAAGTTCTTTTTCTTCAGATGGTTTTTCATAATATCATAAAGTTGGTTGAAAATATGTTCCACCTCTGAGTTTTTACGACGTTCTTTTCCTACTTCTTTTTTTACAGTTTTAGTTTTCTTTACTTGTTTTTCCATAGAGAACCTCCTAACAAAAATTATTATAATCATTTTAACTTTTTGGAACAAAAAAATCAAGAATAAGGAGAAAAAATATGAACCTAGAAAAAATTGAAAAGATTATTGAATTAACACAAGAAAAAAAAGAGATTTTAGAAACAATTGAAAATACTGAGGCAGTCTTACAAAAAGAGGATTCAGTTTTCTATATTATAGGAGCTAAGGATTATATGGGAAGAAATATGGATGTAACTCGCTTTCCTGTTGGAAGAGAATTGATTGATATCGTATTAAAGGAATTAAAAGAAAAAATTCAAAAAATTGAGAAAGAATTGGAAGCAATGTAAAAAGTCTATATTGTATTAAAAATTAGACGAAAGGAGAGTATATGAATCAACTGTTATTAACACAAGAGTTTCAAGGAGTGTCTGTAGATTTTTACAGAAATCAGGATGAATTTCTGTTTACTATGGAGCAAGTGAGCCAATTGGCAGGATACGATAACCTTGTTTCTTTTAAAAATATGATGGCATCTCATCCCGAACTCCGAGAAAGACGTTCTTCGTTTCTCATGAAATCAGAAGCTTTAGAAGGTGGAGTGTTGAAAAATCGGGAAAGACGATTTTTTACAGAAGAGGGACTTTGGGAGGTCTTGATGGTGTCAGGAACTCCAAAGGGAATTGAAGTTCGAAGGTTTATCGCAGGAGTTTTAAAAAAGCTTCGTAAGGGAGAACTTATCACAGATGGAATGAAGTCCTTACCTCAAAAAGTAGAAAATTCTTTAGTAAACTTGGAAACTATGGCAGAAAAATTATTGGAAAGTCATGATAATGCAGTATTACCAAGCTTGGAAGAAATCATCAAAGGTATGAAAGAGTTTGAAAGCAGATTACAAGTGATTGAAAAAGAAATGAAAGAGCAAACGTTGGCAGTCAGTGTGACTCAAAAAGCGATGGAAGATATGATGGGAGAAATGGATAATATTTATGAAAAGTTGGGAAATTGATGTGATGATGCTCCGTAGTGAGTTGATTTTTCGAGAATATGCGGAGCGAACACAAGACATCTATATCAAAACAGTAGAAGATTTTCTAAACAGTACAGACAAAGAGAGTTGCAATATACAACGGGAGGATGTGATACGGTACTTAGATAGAAGATTAAAAGAAGACAGCAAAAATACAGTATTAGTAAAATTAAATGCTTTGGAATTTTTCTTTGAAGAAGTGCTGGGCTTGGATATTACGGAGAATATAAGACGGTTTAAGAAAATGAGAAGGGAGTATAAACAAGACTTGGTAAGCTTACAGGATATTGATATCTTATTATCCAGCATTCCGACTCGGGATCGCATGATTCTAAAAACAATTTTGGAAACAGGAGAATACCCGAAACACATGCACAAATGGAAGGTATCGGATTTGGTTTCTAAAGAAGATGGTTGGTACTTACAAGAACATAAGTTAAGAACAGAGTTTGTGAAAGAGTTGTTAGCGTATATTGAAAAAGTTGAAGTTACAGACTACTTATTTTATGGGAATAAGGGATACATAGACTACACGAATATTTATCTGATATTAAGAAAATATTCGGAAATGTATCTAGGAAGAAGAGTTACAGTAGGAGAGTTAAAACACGCCGTAGCACTGGAGTTATGGAAGCAAGGAAAAGTGGAGGAAATAAAAAAATACTTGGGAAATCAAAGTCTCGCAAGTATTCGGCAATGGTATAAGATGCGAGGCATCATATTGGAAGGGATTAGGTAATTAAATTCTTGGCGGAATCCTACCTAATCCCCGAGATGAGCTATATATCAATATAGCTTGTCTCATTATATCACAAAGGAGGCAAAATGGCACGAAAAAAAGAATTATTATGGTTACTACACGAATTGAAAAAGAATCCAAAGGTATATGCAAGAATGATAGTGAAAATTGAGGGATTGGTGGGGTAACAATGGATAAAGGACTACAAACAGAATTACAACGATATCAAAAAGCATTAGAGAAAACTCGGGAAATACGTTGTTCGATGATTGATGTAGAAATGTCTGTGTCAGTAGCAAAGCAAATTCTAGGGATTCATGATTGGGGAATGTTTGCAAGAGGAGAGTATAAAAATTGGCAGGAAATGGCAGATACTTTACAAAAAGAAGTGAAGAAATATCCAGGAACGTTAAAAGAACGAGATAAAAACTTCAAGACACTCAAGAAAGCTATGATTTTACACGGAATGTCTATCAAAGAGCTAGAAGAAATGATTGGAGTGAATTGCTATAAGATTTATCGAGTCGTTCGAGGGATTACCAGAGATCAGGAGATTAAAAATAAATTAGAAAAGGAGTTGAATGTCAAGTTTCTAGTATAAAGGCGGTGCTATATGGAAAAATTTTATACAACGCAAGAAGTGGAAAAGCTACTTGGAAAAAGCCGAACAACTGTTGCCCGCTTAGCTATGAAACATCATTGGACGATTGAAAAAAGGGTTGCGAACGGTACTGTAAAAAGTTTCTATTTAAAACAAGAAATAGATACTTTTCGAGGAGTTCCTGCTGTTGTGGAAGAACCAAAGACAAATAAGACTCGAACGGTTGCTTTGAAAGATTATAAAGCAGTGGATGAATTACCGGAGTGGAATCAGAAGATCGCTTGGGCGAGATACTTCATTTGTTTGCAACTAGAAAAAGACTACGATCAAATGGAAGGAAGCAAAGACATTATTATCCATCAGTTTGTTCAGGATGCAAAAGACAGGTTTCCTGAAAAAATGGAGATTTTAAAAAGAATTAGTGTAGGAACATTGCGAAGATGGTGGGGGATTTATATTAAAAATAAGCAAAATCCTTTAGCTTTGGCGACACAGTTGGGAAAGAGTAGAGGGTACAGAAAAATGAGTTATGAAATTGCAGTGAGAGCAAAGAATTTGTACCTTAGTAAAAATAAGCCAACGGCAATGAAAGTATACACAAGGATCCTGCTAGAGTTTGGAGAAGATGCTGTCACATATTCTACAATTCGTAATTTCCTAAAAAACGACATCAACAACTTGGCAAAAGATTATGGAAGATTGAATTTCAAAGATTTCAACGATAAACATAAGCCATTCATGGTGAGAGATCATAGCAAGTTAAAACCTAATGATTTATGGGTATCTGACGGACATGATTTTGAGTTTATGTGCTATCATCCTTATCGAAAAAATGCTGACGGCTCTCGGTATATAGGAACTCCTAAGTGGATTTTATGGATGGATGTACGAAGTCGGTTTATTGTTGGGTGGACATTGAGTTGGGGAGAAACTACAGAAAGTATCGCCCTAGCACTCAAAAATGGAATTGAAAAATATGGACGACCTCTAGCAACCTACACGGACAACGGGAAGGCGTATAAAAGTAAAGTGTTGAAGGGTTGCAAAGATAAAGAGGAATTGACTGGGATTTATGCGGCTTTGGGAATTGAAAAAGACAAACAAAGGCACGCAATAGCTTATAATGCACAAGCAAAAAACATAGAAAGAATGTTTGTGGATTTTAAGCGAGATTTTGCAGTAGAATTTCCAACTTATAAAGGGGGACATATTTTAGAAAGACCAGATACTTTAAAGCCGATTTTAAAGAAAGAAAAACAGTTGGCAACAGGGGAAGTCTTGGAATTGTCGGAAGTAGAAGCATACTTGGAATATTGGGTGGCATATAGAAATGATACATACTACCGATTCCGTCGAGGACATCGAGGGGACGGAATGGATGGGAAAACTCCAAAACAGTGGATGGACAGCTTACCTGAAAGCGAAAGAATACGAATTTCAGAAGAGCAGTTAAGAATGCTATTTATGTATGAGGACATCAGAAAAGTAACACAAAACGGAGTTGTCTTTCTACAAAATACATATATTCATGAAGAGTTGTTTCTACATTTGGGAGAAAAAGTGAAAATAAAATACGACCCACACAATTTGAAAGAAATCTTTGTGTATTTGTTAAGCGGAGAGTTTCTATGTAAAGCAGATAGATTGGAAAAATACGGTTGGGACGGAGTAGAACAATACAAAGAGCATAAGAAAAGACTACAAAAGTTCCGAGCAAGTATCCAAAAAACATTGGAAATCAAGCAGGAAATTGTGGATAACGATATTATTACATATGCAGAAGAAGCTCAAGAAAGAACTGCGATTATAGAAAATATTAAGAGCGAAAAGAAAAAAGAAGCTGTGAAGGTTATTACCGTTGGCGGCATAGAATTTGAAGTGGAGGACGATTGATGAATAAAGAAAATACAATAGCAAAGCTGGAGAGATTTGCAGAACAGAAAGGGCTATCTTATCGAAAGATAGCAAACATGATAGGAATAGGGCAAAGTACCTTATCTGAAATCAGAAAAGGAAGCTACAAAGGGAATGAAGAAGAGATTTTACTAAAGTTGGAAGACTTAATGGAACGGCATAAGCAAGGAATTAAAAGAGTTGATTTTTCAGTAGAAACGGACACGAAAAAAAGAATTTTCTTCACGATAGACACAATCAAAAAATATGTAGCAAGTAATGCGGCAAATGAAATCATTTCTTCTGCAAAGATTGCATATATCGTGGGACGTTCGGGGATAGGGAAAACACATGCACTCATGGAGTATCAAAAAACGTATGGATCTAAAATTATCTTTATTACAGCAGAAAATGGAGATAAGCATACGACGGTCATGCGAAAAATTGCTCGAAGTATGAGAATGGACACTAAGGGAACGACAGATGAATTGAAAGAGAACATAAAAGAAAGACTACGATTTACGGAAACTATCATAATTATTGATGAAGGAGAGCACTTAAGTCCAAAAGTCATTGATGTGATTCGGGCGATTGCAGATCAGACAGGGATTGGGCTTGTGATTGCAGGAACGGATCAACTGAAACATCAAATTACAAAAAATCATAGAGAGTATGAGTATCTGTATTCAAGGGGAGTTACTTGGATGCTCTTAAAGGAACTTACTATCAAAGATGTGGATAAAATCTTTCGGAAATTCATACAAGACGATATGGATTTTTACGAAGAAGAGGACATTGTGAAAATGACTTCTTTCATCACAAAAGAAGTCAAAGGCTCTGCAAGAATACTCGAAAACTTACTGACAATGGCAAGCATGATGGCAAATGAAGGAGAAAACTTTGAAAAGACAGGAGGATTGATTACGTTAGATTATTTAAAGGCAGCGTCTAAGGTAGTCAATACGATTTAAGGAGGTCACTATGAATATAAGTAATATCAGTGAAGCAGTTCGCTTGGGGACTGCTTATCAATACAAACTACAAGCATTACTGTACTTAGAAGAGGCAGTGAAAGAAGTGGGAGAGGAAGAATATCGCAAGCATTTGGAAATGGAAATAAGACGGCTACAAGATGAACTTGAAGATTTAGAAATTCAAATAAAAGCACTATAGGGGGGACATATGACAAAGTTAGAAAGTACAAAAGAAGCTATCTGTGGGCAATTAGGAATTAAAAATAGAGAACTCGTGGAAGAAAAATTGAATTCATTGGCGATTGATATGTTGAAAAGAAAGAACTTCTTAAAGAAAATGAATATGCCGGGCAAAAAAAATATAGAGGAACTTTCTGAAAAATATACAGAGATTACGGGAAGAATTATACAAAAAATCAAAGAAATCAACGGGATTTTATAATACGAGGATATGTTACGGAGAGATATGCTACAGAGAAGGAGGGAGTATGTTTAAATTAAAAATAGTAACAGACAAGAGGAGAAGATACGTCTTGACTAGAGATATTTTAATGCAAGATGGGTATTTAGGATGGGAAAATTTACAAGAATTTGGAGAAGAGGTTATCACAGGAAGAACAGTATACAAAAAAGAGGAGGAAGGCTGGAAGTTAGTTAGTGATACTGGATTTACAGAAAAGCTTATTTTTCTACAAATAGATGATGAAATTGTGATAGGAGGGACAAAATGATTGATGTAAAAAATATGACGGCAGAAGAAAGAGAAAAATTAAGAAAACAATTGGTAGCGGAAGAATTGGAAGAAAAAAAGCGAATTAAAGAGGAGAGAGAAGAATATAAAAGATTGGCGGAAGAAACAGCAGTGAAAGCGTTTGATATGTTAGCTAAGTTGTCGGAAGAGTTGAAAAAAGCGAAAGAACAAATATTTGAAGACTTTGCAACGATTATTAAATTAAAAGAAGAGTTGTATGGAGTACGAGATAATCAACTAAGTCATACTTTTACGACAGAAGATGGAAAGAGCGTTGTTTTGGGTTATCGAAACACAGATAGCTTTGATGACACGGTACACGTAGGAATTGAAAAGGTAAAAGGCTACATCAAATCACTGGCATCCGGAGAAAAAAAAGAAGACATCGAAAGGGTATTGAATCTATTACTGAAGAAAGACAAAAATGGAAATCTAAAAGCAAATAGAGTGTTAGAGCTTCAAAAAATAGCGGAACAAATCAATGATAATAACTTATTAGAGGGAGTAAAAATTATTCAAGAGTCCTACAAGCCAATGAAAACAAGCACTTTTATAGAGTGCTATATTCGGGACAAAGAGACGGGACAAAGAATTTCTATTCCTTTGACAATGACAGGGGTATAGGAAATGGCAGAGTTAAACAAAAATCATATCTCTTTGATACATGTCGCAAAGACAAAGTTAGGATTGAAGGAAGAAGAGTACAGAGCTCTTCTTCATCAATTCAATGTGAAAAGCTCTAAGGACTTGACTTATGCACAGTTTGAAAGACTCTTAGAGCAATTTGAAAAGATTGGCTTTGAATCTCCATACTTAAGCTACAAGCAAAAAATAAGGATTAAAGGCTTAGCTAAAAGGATATATGGAGAAGATTATAAAGAGGCATTATCAAAGGAAATTGAAAAGCAAGCAGGCTATGATATTTCACTAACTCGACTGAATAAAGAAGAAGCCAGCAAGCTTATCATAGCATTAGAAAAAATTGAAGAATGGAAGAAGAAAAAGGGGAATTTATGAAAAAGAAAACTTTAATATACGTGGCTCATCCTTACGGTGGGAATGAGGAAAATAAAAAAGCAGTGGAAAAATTCGTGGATCCTTTGAAAAAGTTTAAGGATGTTACATTTATAAGTCCGATTCACAGCTTTTGGGGATATGAAAAAACAGACTATTTGAAAGGAATTGAGGATTGTTTATCTTTGCTTAGTCAATGCGACATCTTAGCAATTCCACGATTTCGAGATATTGAAAAATCAAAAGGTTGCTTAATGGAGTTAGGCTTTGCAAAAGGTGCAGGAATTACGATAGTGTATTGGGACGAATTAAGAGAATATTTGGAAGCATACGAAGTAGAGGAGGAAGAATGAAAGAGATAAATGTAACAAGACATGCGTTGATGAGATACGCTGCCAGAGTATACAAAGCGGCGGGAATTACAGATAGAACATTTGATAGCTGGAGAAAGCGGCATGAGGAAGAAGCACAAGAATTGGAAAAATGCTTAAAGCTAGAATTTAAACAAGCAGAATATGTTACAACAGCTCAATTTGAGGGACATAAAAAAGCGGAATTCTATATCAGAAAAGACATTATGATGACTTATGTAGCGTCCGGAGAAAATTTAGTGACTTGCTACTACATAGACTTCGGACTGGATGACACAGGAAATCGAGAGATGCTCGAAGTACTTTTTAAAAATTTACGAAGGGCTATCGAAGAGGAAGAAAACTTTGAGAATAAAAATGAAACAAGGGTATCATTTCTGAAAGCTTCTTTAGAAAAAGTGAAATCAGACATAGCGGAATACGAAGCTATTTTAGCGAAGTTAAGAGAAAAGAAAGAAATCTTTGAAAAAGAGCTAAAACTTGTTGGGCTAGAAAAAATAGAACTTTCTGAAACAATCAATAACGCTAGAGAAAAAATAGTGCGTAGCAAGAAGGCGATGTAGGATGAAATGTGCTTGTTGTGAAAGAGAAATAAAAGAAAACGAAAAATTTTATGAGCTTGAGGACGAATTTTATTGCGACAGCTGTGTAGAAGAAGGAATAGCTACATACTATGTCGTCGGTGGAGAAACACATGACGAAGAAGAAGTTGGCTGTTATAGAAATAGAGATGGATTTATTCAGAATATAGAAAAACAAATTGAATTTCATAAACGAGTAATAGATGTCTACTCTGTTAAAGAAGACGACTTTGAAAAAAGCATTGTAGAAACAGCAAAGAAAAAAATTCAAAAATTAGAAGAGCAAAAGAGAAGAGTACTTGGAGAGGAGGATGAATGAAAAAATATAAGTATTTTGTAAGTTATTATTTTACTAGCAATAAAAAAAATGGAATGGGAAATATTGGTGTTGATTCTAGCAAAGAAATAAAAGATATAGATGATTTAGAGGAAGTGAAAAAACATATTGAAAAAAACACAGAAAAACATTTTGGAATACAAGCTAATATTATTATTTTGAACTTTCAACTTCTGAATATTGAGGAAAATTAAATGGAGTCAAAAGAAACTCTTGAGCTCATAAGACTAGCGAAGTTGGGGGATATAGAAGCTAGAAATGAATTGATAGAGAAAAACATCAACTTAGTACATAAAATCAATCGCATGTATGGAAGTTCAGAAGATGGCTTTCAAGAAGGAATATTAGCTTTCTGTCATGCAATTGATAAGTTCGATGAAACAAAAAATGTAAAGCTCTCTAGTTATGCTTTTCATTGGATCCGTCAAAAAATCAAGCGGTATCGGGAAAGGGAGAAATATAGACTTCCGGCTCATGTCATTGAAAAAATGAGTAAAGAGGAGCGAAAAATACGGATAGACTTTGAGTATCAAGATTTTAAGAGCGAAGATGAAACAACAATAGAAGAAGAGAGTTCTATTTGTCTAAAATCTACATTAGAGCAATATATCAAGCTTGCTTGTGACGAGAAAGAAGCTCTTATTCTAAAAAAAATTTATTTCGAAGGCTATCAACAGCAGGAGATAGCAAAAGAGATGGGCGTTTGTCGGCAAAGAGTCAATACGATAGTAAAAAAAAGTTTGCAGAAGCTACGGAGAGTATTCTATGAAGATAATTATCACAGAAAAAGAAAGGGATAAACTTTTAGAGTTGCTTGGAAATCAAGACTCTGTATTGCGAAACAAGCTATTAAAAGCAAAGAGGGAAAGAAAAAGTAGTACTTACAAGAAATGCACAAACACAGAAAGAAAACTAAGACAGAAATTAGAAGAGTTGATTTGTGCAAATTACAAAATGAGTAATGAAAAATTGATTGAAAAATTGAATATTTCAAGAGCTCTATTTTACAAGAAATACAACAAACAGGCAAAGGAGTTAAGAGGAAATTGCCAAAGTCAGGCTCTGTTTTGAGTCTGACTTTTTTAATAGTCTAATTTTTAATAAAACTTAGACTTGAAAAAATAATGTTGTGGAGGTAGAGTTGATGAAAGAAAAACAGATTGAAAAGAACGAAAAATATTTAATTGAAGAAATGAAAAAGCACGATGGTTGGTGCGAAGTGAAGGTGAAACATGGATACATCATAGAAGCAAATAAAAAGGTTGCAATCAAAATAGTTGAAAAATTAAATAAATAAGATACTTTGTAGCATAGAGCTCAGTATTTCTTAACAAAAAATGTTAAGGATTACTGGGCTCTTTTTTATTGTACAGGAGGAAATATGAAAATAAAGAAACCTTTCAGATATATGGGAAGTAAAGGGCGTTTTTACAAGGAAATTAAGGGAATGTTTGAAGAAAGTAGGAAAAAAAGTTATGTGGATCTGTTTGCAGGAGGAATGGAAGTTGCTGTGAATTTAAAAGAAGATTTTCCGGATGTGCAGGTTTTGGTAAATGTAAAAGATGAGCATGTGGAAAGTTTTTTGAAACACAGAAAAACACTATTAAAACAGTATTTGAAAGTCATTGACTTTCTCTATCAAGACACAGAAAAAGAGGATTCTAGACATATTTATGATAAGAAAAAAGAATGGGAACAATTAAAAGATAGATATAGAGAATTTTGGAATGAAAATCCTTTGGGCTTTTCTACAGAAGAAAAGCTATATATAGAGCTGATTTGTAGCATGAACAAAGGAAGGTCGCTATCTAGTAGCTTTTATTCAGAAAATAAAGTACAAACATTAAAGAAATACTTACAAAAAATAGAAAATATTCACATAAAAACAGAAAAATTTGACAAAAATTGGCAGTTTAATCACAGTTTTATTTTGCTTGATCCGCCTTATGTGCTAGGAACGCAGGCAGGAACTAACAACAAAAAAGGATATAATTATAAAAAGGGATGGAAGGAGAGAGATGATTTAGAATTGATTGCGTTTATCAAAAGCAACCAAAATCGGAATAATGTTTTTATGGTATTTGGAAGTGTTGGAAATCCCCTTTCAAGGCTTATTCAAGAGGCTTTCCCGGAGACGACATTCACGGTTAAGAAATATAAAAAATCTATGTTTGGGCGTTCATCAGAAAGGGAGGAGTGGTATTGTGTAATAAAATAAAGACAAATGAAAAAAAGTGTGTTACAATAAGAAAAAAAGCAAGGAGGAAGACATGGCAAAATATATTTCAGTCGCTCAAGCGGCAAATAGACTTAAAGTATCGGTTGACACTATATATAATTACTGCAAAAATGGCACGCTTGGCGGACAATATATATTCTGCCAACAGAAAGGGACTTGGAAGGTTGACTTAGAGAGTTTGGAGCTTTTAGAAAAAGAGTCTTGTTTTAAAAGCAAATTACAATTAAAAAAAGATACAAATCAATATAGTTTATTCCTAGAGAGTTGAAAAACTCTCTTTTTATTTACTATATTTTTATTGAAAATAAAAGGTTTTTCATCCTATTAAAAAAAATAAAAAATTTTTAAATATTTCTTGAAAAAACTATTTACTTTTTCAAGAAAGAATGATATACTAATATTGTAAAGGGGAGGTGATGAAAGAGAGAAAAAATAAAAAAGGAGGTGAAAAAAATTAAAGGGAATAAAAAATCCCGCCGAGAACGACGGGAGAGGTTAGAAAGGCTTACCGTGTACTTAGAGTTTATGATTGCCGTCTTGACTCTAATAGCACTAATCCTAGAACTCCTAAAGGGCTAAAAGCCCTTCGGGGTTCGCCCCTTCTAACCTCATTATATCCTTTAATAAAAAAAATGTCAAATGCAGTAATTGTGTTGGTCGGAATTGTTGGAATGCGAACAAAAAGCATTCTAATAAAAAAAGTAATTATTATAGCATTAGTTTTAAACATTGTAAGAATGATAAAAGGATTATAAGGAGGAAAAAATGAAAAAGTTAACGGAAATTATAAAGGAAATCAAGAGAATTGAAGCAGCGGTAGAAGATTTTGAAAATGAAGTGGTCATAGCGTTCGGCGATTATGAATTTAATGGAATTTCAGAAGTGATTTTGGAAAAAGCAATGGGACAAAATTATGATTATACCGCATATGTAAACGAAAAAAATGCTCCGGAAGTTTTCATTTCTGTAGAAAAAACAGATGAAGGCATCATAGTTTTAGATGCGTGGACAAATGAAAAAGAAGAAAATTTTGAAGAAATGATTGGGAAAACTTGGCGAGAAGTCAAGGGAGAAATGTTAGATTACGTTTATGTAGATGCTGACAATGTAGACAAAGCAACTGGATCTTGTATCGTAGATTTCACAAATTGTAGTTTTTTATCTGTTGTGGGAACATATACAGAAGAAAATGACGAGGTTATCATTGAAGTTGCAGATGATGCAATCGTATATGATAACAGAGGATAGATATAGAAGGGGACACGATCCCCTTCTGCTAAAAACTACAAGGAGGAAGAAAATGAGCTATTACAAAGATAATAAACTGATATTAGGCGGGTCAGACGTTGCAGTCTTAACATTTGTGGGGTGTGTAGAAGAATATCCATTCATCAATGCGAATGTACTAGCGTTTGGAGAGGATGGAAGCTATCTAGGGTATATTGTTTATAACGATGAAGCGGAAATTCCAAAGCATTATCAAAAAGAATATAGCTTTAAAAGTTGGCTAAAAGTCTATGATGATGACGGGTTACAACATGTTTTTAGAGGAAAAAACATTGAAGTATACAGAGCAGGACAAAGAGGAATTGTCATTCATATTGAGAAATAGAAAGGGGGGACTATGACAGAAAATACATGGGGCGGAAAGAGAGCGGGTTCTGGAAGAAAGGAAAAAGAAAATAAAAAAATCACAAAATCTTTTGTGATTTCTCCGGAGATTTTGGAAAAGATAGAAAAAAAATATCCTAATCAGAGCTTTAGCAAGACAATGGAAGAAGCTTTGAAAAAGTATTTGAAAGAATAAAGGAGGCTATTTGGACATTGTAAACATTTATGAGCTGGAAAAGAAATTGGAATCTTTAGCGGAAGAAAAAGGCTATCGGTTTCATGTGAATTCTTGGTCGGCAGGGGAAGTGCATCGAATCTATTACACGATGTATTATGGAAGAGAAAGTTGCTATTGTGGCTTTGTAGACTGTAACAACAATAGATATTATGTCTGTGATAGAAGACATAAGAGAGGTATAAATTTACTAACGGGAGAAGTGGAAAGGCGACAATATCGGGCGATGGCGAGAGTCATTTTTCAGGAAGAAAACGACAAAGAAGAAGAATTTGTTGAATTCTTGAGAAGCAAATTTTGGAACTTTGAAAATATCCGAATTGCGTTACAATATTATCGGAAAGGATTGAACCTTGAAAAGCTCCCAAATACATTGACAAAAGAGCAACTAGAGCAGGTCATTGCCTGTATTTTAGAAAATCAAAATAAGTTAATATAAAGAAGACGAGAAATAAAAATCTCGTCTTTTTTTCTTTTTTGTGGAATTTTTCGAGTTTTCCGAAGAAAAAAACGGAAAGAAAGGCACAATATAAGTGAAGGATGAAAAAAAGAAAGGGGGAAGCTCTGTGAATATTGAGCAAATTCGAGCAAAGAAATTGTACGCAGAAGGCAAGAGTGCGGAAGAAATTGCAAAACTATTAGAAAAGTCGACAGGAACGATATACAGATGGATAAAGCAGTATAAAGAAGAGTTCGAGCAATCTCGTAAAATCGCACAAATGACGACAGATGACATGTCTGACTTGTTAGATGAAGCACATAAGAAAAACTTGCTTGAAATCATAGAAAATCCTCACTTATTGCAAAATCCGAAGGCGGCAGATGCACTCATTAAAATTGCAAATGTCTTAGAAAAAATGGATGCTAGAAAAGAGAGAGAAGCAATGCTACAGGCAAATGAAGAAGAGAAGGGAGTTGTGTTTATCGATGACATCAAAGATGGATTTGAAGAATCGCAAAGTGAAGAAATTTAGTGAAGTCTTACTACCAAATTTTTATGATTTGTATGCGGCTTGGAGATCTTCCAAGTATACGAGATATGTTTGCAAAGGCGGGCGGGGTTCGGCGAAGTCAACGCATATAGCCTTTATTCTCACTCTTTCTTTGATGAGAGAGCCTGTCAATGTTGCAGTGTTCAGAAAAGTTGGTGAAACGTTAAGAACTAGCGTATACGAACAAATTAAATGGTGCATTTATGAATTGGGGTTAAATGAATATTTTTACTTTGGAGTATCTCCCATGGAAATTACGTATTTACCTCGTGGAAATAAATTCCTATTTTTTGGAGTAGATGATCCAAGCAAACGAAAATCTATGAAGAATGCTAATTTTCCGATTGCATATTACTGGTTTGAAGAAGTCGCAGAATTTCGATTTGAAAGTGAAGTAGAAGTAGTTATCAAATCTATTTTACGTGGGAAACTGCCAAACGGATTGAAATACAAAGGATTTTTTTCTTACAATCCGCCGGAGTTGAAACATCATTGGGTCAATCGGAAGTATGATGTCATTTCTGCTGATAGGACAGCGTATGTACATCATTCGTATTACTATGATAATCCGTACTTGTCAGATGAGTTTATATTAGAAGCGGAAGAAAAGAAAAAAAGAGACTACGCAGGCTATGAACATGAGTATCTGGGAAAAGCGATTGGAAGCGGAATTGTTCCTTTCCCTCATTTACACATTGGCAAAATTCCGGATTTCTTTATCAAAACATTTGATACGTTTCGGAATGGGGTTGACTGGGGATACTCAGTCGATCCGGTTGCATTCGTAAGGTGGGGCTATGATAGAGCTAGAAACCGTATTTGTGCTATCTCGGAATATTATGGAGTACAGAAGTCAAATAAAGAATTGGCAAAGAATATTAAACGGAAAATTGGCAGAAATGAAGAGGTTATCTGTGACAACGCAGAGCCAAAATCGGTCGCAGAGCTAAGAAGCTATGGGATTCGTGCTCATAGCTCAAAAAAAGGAAAAGGAAGCCGAGAGAGTGGGGAAAAAATGTTGGGAGAAATGGAGATATACATAGATCCTGCACGAACTCCCAATATCGCTCGTGAGTTCCAAATTGCTGATTATGACGTCGATAAATTTGGGAATACAATCCCACGTCTTGTGGATGCGGATGACCACACAATTGACGCGACTCGATATGCATTCGAAAAAGACTTAAAAAAGAGAAGAGAAGCAAAAAGCAAAAAAGGACTTCGTCCAAAGGGTATCTAATACCGTTGTCGTCGTTCAACGGACGTTCAAAAAATGTTTTAAACAATTTTAGGTATCATTTATAGGGTCGAGGATAGAAAGGGCTTAAAACGGATTTTAAAAGGGGAGAAATATGGACGGAATGTTTCAAGCATTTAAGAAGCACAAACAAAGCGATATTTATGTGAAATTTAAACGAAATAAGAACCTCTTTGACGGAAAATCTGTAGAAGTATTCTATAAAGATGTTTTAAAAAGAGTGAAGTTGGAATATATGGGAGCTTTGACAGAAAATAACGAATATACGGAGTTTGTAAGAAGCGGAAACTTTTTAACTCGGGTATATCAACCTTTCAAAGATTTGGTCGTGGGAAACAATGTTCTTGGAGCAGTTACGAAGCTTTATGCAGAGTTGGCAACCGGGACAGAGCCGACAATCACGATTGAGGAATCTAAGAAAGAAATTTTAGAAGAAATCGACTTACAAGACTTGGTAGGAGAGGCTATGGCAGTGCAAAGCTATGGCGGAAAATTCTTATTAAAAGGCTTTCTCCTAAACAATAAGCTATATTTACAAGTCATTCCTCCTCATCAATATTTTGCAGTTCCAAGCATTTTAAATAGTGACATTGTAGATTATTATGTTGTATTTGAAGAAGAGAAAAAGGAACTAACAGCAGAAATATACAAGCAAGGACGGACAGAGTATCGGAAATACAAAGTACAGAAAGATTGCTTAGCAGAGGTACCTTATCCGGCGGACTTGAAAGAATATGGAGCTATGCAAGATGGACTTGGATGGGCAAAAATATACAAAGAATGGCAAGTGGTTGAGGTCAATAACTTATTTAAAAGAAGTGACTATTTAGAAGATTTAGTTATTTTAAATCGAGAGCTTGTGGTAGGAGATACCTTAACGAGCCAAGCATTTGACAAAGTAGCAAATCCTTTATTACAAATTCCGGAAGGGGCAGTAGAATATGGAGAGCATGGCGAATTAAGGCTGCATTTGGAAGATAGAACCATTATTGTAGAGCCGGAGGACAAGGACATCAAACAGGTGGAAATGTCCACAAAAACAGAAGAATGGAAATCTCACAGAGCCAATATCTTAGAACAAATTTATCAAAATACAGGAACGAATGAGCAAGCGTTCGGATTAAATAAGACTGGAACAGCTTCGGGGGAAGCTAAGAGGCGGGATATGGAGAGAACGATTGCTACAGTAGTGGCAAAGCGGGATCGTATTTTGACAGGTTTGGAAAAAGTTATTAAGTGGGGCTATCAAGAACTTCACGGGACAGAGCTGGACATTGTGATATCTGGAAAAGATATTTTAGCATTGGGAGTAGCGGAAAAGATACTCATAGCAGTACAGGGAATTAGTTCGGGGATTTTAAGTGTTGAAACAGCAATCCGTTATATCAACATATCAGATGTAGATGTCAAAGAGGAACTACACAGGATTAAGTCAGAGTTATCTTACCGTGAAAAGCTAATTCAATCTCTGCAAATTCTACAGCAGATTGACATGGAGGAAAGAGTAGCGGGGTTGATTAAGACACAAGCAGATGAACTGGTAAAGGAGCTTGGTTTAGATGAAGAAGAGCCTGTTTCCACATGATGTGGAAAATGACTTGCGAAGGGTATTCAAATTTCATTCGAAGAAGCTTTTGAATAAGTACAGAGAGGCAATGCAAGAAGAGGAGCTTACAGAACTTCCAAGTATAGAATTTTCTAATTTAGAAAAGAAAAAAATCATAGAAGATTTGACAAAAGTGGCAATTGCTACGAATAAGCATGTCTTTGAGTCTTGGCGAACTTTGACCGATGAGGAGTTAAAAAGACCGGATTTGACAGGGGCAAAATACTGGATCCGGGAAAATTATCTCCGAGTCAATGAATTATCAAAGACTTTTCCTAGTCAAATGGAAACTTTCAAGGAGAAGCAATACAAAGAGATTTTAAAGTCTTTTAATGCTCCTATGGACTATAGATTCAGCAGGATGATAGATGGAAAAATCTCACAAACAGATATCAACAAACTACTAACGGAGCTAAAAGGATACTATGCTCCGAGTAGTGATATAAAGTATTTAATTGAAAAGTTGGAGAAAAATAGAACTTTAGGACAAGCAGAAATGAGCAAACTTCATGACTGGGCAAATCGTCGGAATGAACTTTGGGCAAGAAATGAGGCGGGCAATATTTATGCTTCGCAACTAGAAGATTTATGGCTTGAAAATGGGATTGAGTACTATGTTTGGCATACAATGCAGGATGACAGAGTACGGATGGAACATGTGGAAAAAGACGGCAAAATCTTTCGAGTAGATGAAGACATCTTACCCGGACAGGAATTTGGCTGTCGTTGTTGGGCGGAATCAATAAAAAATGTAGGAGGGAAAAATGGCAATTGAGAATGAACAAGAAGTGATTGATTACTTGAAAAAAGAAGAAAATAAAGAATTTCTTTCTAAAAATGGCTTTATGACAGAAGTGGAAAAGCAAGTAAAAACTCCACTTACAGATGAAGAAGTGAAAGGCTATTTAGCTGGAAAGCCTGACATGGCAAAGGAAGTAGGAGCTACTGCGGTACAAACATTTCTAAAGGAAAAATTAGGGAAAGAAGTGACAGAAGAAGAGCTAAAACAAGGATTAGTTTTAGGAGGAACCTTAGAAAATATCAAGAAATTAGCAGTTGGAAAAATTCTTTCTGGAGTAAAGTATGGGGATTTATTGATGAGTAAGATTGATTTTTCTAAGATTCAATTTAAAGAGGACAAAATCGAAGGATTGGACGAACAGTTGACTTCTTTGAAGACACAATACAAAGACTTATTTGAACCAGCTGCGACAGGAGGGGCAGGTACACCACCTGCAATCATAAAAAAAGAACCGCAATCGGAATTGGAAAAGGTCAATCAAGAACTGGAGGATTTAAAAAATAAAGGACAATCGGTTACAAATCGAGCAAAAATTATGACGTTATTAAACAAAAAAGCACAGTTAGAGAAGGGGGAATAAAACATGGCAGGAACTATGGTTACAACAAGATTGATAGGGGTAAAAGAAGAATTAACACCAGTTTTGGCGTATACGAATGCAAATAGAGCACCATTGTATATGAATTTAGTAGCGTTAGGAAGAACAGGAGTTGTGGGACAACGTAAAATCGCTTGGGTTGACTATTCTTCGGAGGGAACACAAACGATTTTAACAAAAGCAGTTTCTTCGAATTCAGAAACTTCTTTTACAGTAGAAAACGGATCTATTTTCAAAGAAGGGTGCTTGGCTACGATTGGAGATGAAGTCGTTGAAATCTCAAATATTGCTGAAAATGTTTTGACAGTAAAAAGAGGACAGTTAAGTACTGTAGCAGCGGCATCCTACAAGATTGGAGATGAAGTCTTCTTTATCAATGATAACATTGCTGAGGGAGCTGATTTACAAGGAGCAAGCTATAAAAAAGGCGTGAATTATGACAATAATACACAAATTATTCGAGAAGAAATATCTGTATCTGGAAGTGCGGCAGCTGTTACCGTTCCATCTGCTGGAGGAATTGATGCCTATTCTTTAGAACAAATGAAAAAAATGGATAAAGTATTGGGAAAAATTGAAAAAGCTATCATCACAGGAAAAAAATTTGAAGATGGCGAAAAAAGAGGAATGGACGGAGTCAAAAGATTTTTAGCAAAAGGTCAATTAGTGGATGCAGGCGGACAAGAAATTTCTTTAGAAATGATTGGAAATGTGTTACGAAAAATCTTTGAAGTCGGTGGAGATGTCAACGGTGGAAACTATGCACTTTATGTTCCGGGAATCCAAAAAGTAAAAATTTCTAAACTGTTAAAAGACTACATTCAAGCACCTCCTTCAGAAAACACTTTAGGAGCAGTTGCAACTTATGTAGCCACAGACTTTGGAACTCTGCCTATCATTCCTACTGTAAATTTAAGAGCAGATGAAATGATGATTTTAAACCATGATGATATTACTCTTCAAGTTTTAAATAATAGAGAATTACAACATGAATACATGGGAAAAACGGGAGATAATACCAAAGGGCTTATTTTAACAGAATTATCTGTAGAAGTCAGAAACATTCCAACCATGGGTATGATTATGAACTTGAAAAAATAAAGGAGACCAACTATGAAATTAAGACATATTTTGTATGAAAATATCTCCGTAAAGGGGAAAGCACAATTCCATCAATTTATTGGGGGAGAATTGGAAATTGAAGACACGGAAGAAATCAAAGAGCTGTTAAAAAATAAGAACATTGAGGAAATCAAAGAAGAAGTGCCTGCGGAAGAAGAATCCGCAGGAGATACTTCTGAAGATGCTCAAGAAGTAGAAAAAACAGACAAAAAGAAAGGGAAACAAAAATGATTGGCTATGTGACAGTTGAGGAAGCACAAGCTTTCTTGACTGCAAGATATGGGGAGATAGACAAAGAAGAGCTAGAAAAAGCTCTATATCAAGCGTTCGATAAAATCGAAGCAATCGGAGCTCGCAATGGTCGAATGCAAGGGGAGAAAAATTTCCCTCGCTTACATGATAGCGAAGAAGTGATGAAACTAATTCAAAAAGTACAAATATTAGAAGCTCATGCAATCATGAGTGGGGGAAATGAAGATATAAAACGGCTTGGAAAAGGGATTTCTGGAAAAAGCATAGGAGATATGTCAGTCAGTTATGACAGAAGCCAAAAAATTGGAGAAATTACCTTTGCAAGCGTAGAAGCGGCTCGAATTATGAAACGTTTTAGCCGAAAAACTTTTTAAAGGAGAAGAGATGAGGGACGAGGACTTGGGATATAAGAGAATCAAAAAAGAGTTAGAAGAATTGGGAAAATTGAAGTTGATTATCTACATAGATAATCAGAAGACTTATGAAAAAACAGGAGCTTCGGTTGACGATATCGCAATGATTATGGAATACGGAAGTGAAGAATTCAATGTTTCCTTTCCCGCCCGTCCTTTCTTTCGCTCTACTTTCGATGCTCATTATGAGCATTTTGCAAAGAAAATAGAAATAGGGACAGGGAATATCATCTCTGGAAAATCAACAGCTCGTAAAGTACTACAAGATGTAGGAAGATACGCTGTTAAGAAAGTTCGGGAAATGATTCAGAATGGAAAGTTCCCCGACCTTGATGAAAAAACAATAAAAAGAAAGAAAAGTAAAAAGCCTTTGATTGATACCAAGCTTTTATACCGAAGCATCAAATACAAGATAGAAAGGAGCGAATAATGGAATTTACATTGCGAGAGTTTGCTCAAGAAGAGTTAAAAACATATGAAGTAAAGAGAAGAATAGCTGGAAGCATTGACAGTCCGGAAGGCTCCGTTCAGAAATTTTCTTGTACGATGCTGATATACAAAGCAAGACTTCGTGGAAATAGTCCTAACTTGCAGGACGGGGGTAGAAGTGTTGGAACTCTGAGTGGGAAGTCTTTTAAAAAAGATAAGCTACAAATGGGGGACATTATCACAGTAGAGGGTTTGGATTACAAAATTACAGATATATTGCCTAGAATTTATGCAGATTTTGACGAATTTTCTTTGGAGCTGATGCGGAATGAAGAATAGAGAGCTAGAAGTTATTCTGCTAAAAGAAATGCAGAAAATTCGACCAAACTTTCAAATAAAGCCAATCGTTGACTTTAAGTATAGTGAAGAAAAAAACTTACCTCGTATTGTATCAAGAACTTTGAATAATAGTATTGTAGAACGATACGAAGAAAGAAAAGATGGGGATAAGGGGATATATCAACAAACAGAAGTCCATCGTCATACAATAAGCTTCACATTCACTTTATCAAAAAAAGAAAGTGAAGAAGATGTGGAAGAGATAAGAAAGCATTTTTCACATATCGTTGGATCTGAATGGTGGATTGATAGAGCAAGAAAAGAACTCGTGATTGAAGAAATCACGGATTTAATAGATATTTCAGAATATACAAAAGATGGCTATATAGAGAGATATAGCTTTGATATGATGGTTCGTACTTTGGAAGAAAACATTGCTAAAATCGAACATATTGAAAAAGTAGAGCTGGAATTAAAAGTAAAAGGAGGCATTTCATGGCAATCAAAATAGGAGCAGAAAAGAAAATAGTCTTTTTAAATGTGCATAAACCAACAGCAGTCAACCAAGCGACTGTAAATGTGATTGGTGCATTTTCAACGAAAAAAGCAGTAAAAGAGCAACTGGTTACTTCTATTAAAGATGTAACTGGATTATCAGAGGAAGATTTATTATATAAAAAAATTCAAGCAGCATTTATAGCTGGAGCACAGGAAATTTTAATTTTTGGAAAGCAAATAAAAAGTCAGGAATACAAAGAGTTATTTGATGGGGTAACAAATGATTGGTTTGGAACTATCACAGATGAACAAGATTTAGAGAAAATTGCATTGATTTCCAAAGAAATTGCAGCGAGAGAAAAGATGTTGTTTGCTACTCCAGCGAAAGGAACAGAAGTAAATAGTTCTTTAAAAAGTTCTGTGCAGGCAATAACACAAGATACGACTGCTCTTGTATTTTCTTCGAATGAAGAAACAGAAGATGCAAGCGTAGCAGGATATGCCATTCCACAATTCCCTGGCTCTATATTGATTGCAAATAAGCTTATCAATGGAGCTGTAGATTCAGGGTATAGTGGAGCAGAACAAGGAATTCTGAAAGGATTGAATTGTAACTACCAAGCACGAATGAAGGGACAGTTAGGGCTAGCAGAAGGAGTTACGATGAATGGGGATAGTATTGACTTTATTCACTGTGCAAAAGCTTTAAAGTTTAGATTGGAAGAAGATATTACTCTTTGGTTAAAAGCAACACCAAAACCAACTTTTTATGATACAAGCTCTCTAAAAGCAACGATTTTGAAAAGAACGGGACAATTTGAAGCGATGGGAGCCTTGGCAGAAGGGAAGACAAATGTCAGATTGATTGATGTGGCGGATATCCCTGCGAATGATATTTTGAAAGGTATTTACTCAGGAATTAAAATCACTTGTTACTATACTTATGGTATTAAAGAAGCAAAGATAGATTTATATTTCGCAATATAACTAGGAGGAAAACATGGCAAGAAATCACTATAATTACAATTCAAATAAACATGATTTAGTAGTCAATGGGATGAGGGTCACAGACTATGGAAAAGATGCAAAGTATACAGTTGCTTATGAAAACGACTTCCGAGAAGTTGTAACAGGAGCAGATGGAGATACCATAACGGTAGAAAAAAATGATAGAAATGCTTTGATTACTGTAAAAATCTTACAATCAAGCCCTTTAAACATTATTTTTTCACAATTAGCATCTTCAGACAAAGAGTTCCCGGTCTTGTTGACAGATCGAAATTTCAATGGAGATATTGGATCCTTTTCAAGTATCGCTCACTTTGTGAAAATTGCAGATTTAAACGTGGAAACAGTGGCAAAAGAAAGAGAATGGCAAATTCGAGCAATCAACTTAAAACCCGCTTTAGATTTAGTGAAGTAGGTGATAGGTATGCTTAAATACTTTATTGTTATCTTTTCTTTCTACTATGCTCTATGTCAGGCGTTAGGGCAATTTCAATATTTTGTGATTCCGCATGTTACATGGGAGAAAGTGGAAAAAAAGAAAAAATATAAGCATAAAGACGATATTCAGGAAAAATTGGGAAAATTAGGGAAGCTAAAAAAAGATAGGAGGAACGATGCAAAAGCGAGAAACATTAGAAGTAAACGGGCATAAAATCACGTTAGTGGAGCAACCGACACAATATATTTTAGACTTAGAAAAAAGATTTGAAGATAAAGAGTTAGTTGGATACTGTAAAGAAATATTAAAGTATCCTGCAGGAGAAAATTCGGATATGACAGAATTTCTGAACATTCCCGATGTTGTGAAATACCAAGATTTAGAACTTTCTTTAAAAGATAAAGAAGGGAAAAAAGATTTGTATTTGGCTCAAGAATTATTTACTGCTTTAGGAAAAAACAAGCCAAACACTGCATATGTCGCAGAAGTCTTTTTACAGAAACTAGGAAAAAATGTAAACGACTTTAAATATAAAGAACTTGTGGATATGGGGGCGGAAGTGTTCAAGCAAGTTGGGGAGATGATCTACTTAATAAAAATCAGGGATACCTTTCGTAGCTTGTAACAATATTCAAGAAAGTGCTGAATCATTGGAATACATGGTTATGGCACTCAGTGGCTACACGAAAAACTTTGAAGCTGTAGAAAATTATACTGTGACACAGCTTCGAAGATACTTTGAACGATTGATAGACTATTTGGAGGAAAGATATGGCAGTTAGAAAGTTAAGCATTGACATCATGAGTTACTTAAAAGGAAAAGGCTTTGAAGCAGTCGATTCCCAAATAAAAAAAGTAAAAAGATCCCTTTCCTCTTTGAAATCTATTACAGACAATAGTTTATTTAAGATGGCAGCGGGATATTTTACAGTCAATACTTTAATTGCTCAATATAACAAGGCAATTGAAGCAAGTAATTTTCAAATTGAGCAAGAAACCAAGCTGTATTCGACTTTAAAAGGGCAAAATTTCAGGGATGAACAAATTGAAAGTATCAAAAGCTATGCTTCCGAACTTCAAAAAGTTGGAGTAGTAGGGGATGAAGTAACATTGGCAGGAGCTCAACAGTTGGCAACATATAACTTAACAGAAGAAAGTTTGAAGAAGTTAATGCCTGCGATGCAAGATGTCATCGTACAGCAAAAAGGGCTAAAAGGTACTGGTCAGGATGCTGTAGGAGTGGCAAATATGCTAGCCAAAGGGCTACTGGGTCAGACTGGTATTTTACAAAAGGCAGGAATTACTTTAACAGCATATCAAGAAAAAATGATAAAGACTGGAAAACAAGAAGAAAAAGTAGCAGCTCTTGTAGAAGCAGTCAAGATGAATGTTGGAGAGCAAAATGCTGAATTTTTGAAAACTCCCGAAGGAAAAATTCTTTCCGCACAAAATCGAATCGGAGACATTTATGAGTATGTAGGCGGATTGATGAGAGAAACTCGTGGGGAGTTTTGGTCTATGATGGCAGACAATACAGAATGGATCCAAGGTTTTCTAGGAGGACTTGTAAAAACAGGAACAGGGATTGCAGATACTGTCATTACAACAGTAAGTGGAATCTTTGATACATTTAAAGCAATGCCTCAAGAAGCTAGAGATGTTATTAAATTACTAACTGGATTTTTCTTAATCCGTAAATTTCCAATCGCAGGAGCTTTCTTGATTATAGAAGACATCTTTGGAGCTTTTCAGGGAAAAGAAAGTTTTACAGAAGAGGCTATGAATGCCATTTTTGCATTCACAGGAGCAGACTATAAGTTTGAGGACTTGAGAAAAGAAATCAATGATTTTTGGCATGATTTAATCAGCCCAAGCGATGAGGCAACCGAAAAAATTGGATTTTTAACTGCTACTTTGGAAAATTTCTTTGAAATTATGCGAGGGGGAGTTGGAATTACAGAGATGGTATTTGGAGCTCTTAGAACCGGATGGGACGTTGTGAAGTTGACCGGAAAAATTATGGTGGATCCAGACTCTATTCATGACCATTTGGAAGATTTCAGTAATGGCGGGATACAAAATATCAAGCATGGTTGGGGAACTTTAAATTATGCTGCAGATAATATGACAAATACTCAACACCGATATCAAGCAGGTCTTCAAGAAAAAAGGCAGAAAGAATTTCAAGAAGCTGCAAGCTTGTTGAATACTGCAAGACTTCCAAAAAATGATATCCAAAAAGTAGCTCAGATGATGGAAAAACCATCTGTGCGATTAAAAAAAGAAAATCAAGTGCCACCAAATTACACGGATAAATCAAAGCAAGTCTTTAATATTTATGAGGCAACAGATGCAAAGAAAGTAGCAGAGCAAATAGAACAAAAGATAAAACAAAACGATAAAGAAAAAGAGCAAAAGTGGAAAGCACAAGTGGGTGGAAACTTTAGCCTAGCGGGATTGGAGGCTTAATATGAGTTTATGGGGACAATTACAGCAAGAAGCGACTTCTCTTGTGAAGAGTTTTCTTGGAATAAAAGAAAAATCTTTACTGGGCGGAATACCGCTTCATGTTATTTCAGACAAATCCCGAAGCATTTCTGCGACTGTTACAAATCGTAGAGTGGAAAAAGGATTTAATATCTCAGATACGGTCAGAAAAGAACCTCTTATCTTTCAATTGACTGTCGTAGACAATAGCAAAGACTATATGTTGAACAGACAAAGTTTGGAAAAAATGCTAGAGGCAGGAGAGCCCTTAGAATTTTATTACGCAGGACGAGATTTATATCAAAACATAGTCATTGAAAATATTGAAGAATTAGAACAAGCAGATAGAAAGAACTGCTTTACTTACTATATTACATTACGTCAAATATCTGTCGCTGAAATTAAGGCGACAGATAGTAAAGTAGATTACAAAAAAGCAGGGAGTACAGGGGGAAAGAAGAAAAGAACAGCAGCGGCTGTGAAATCTCCTACAAGCTCAGAAAGTACGAAAATAGGAGCAAAACAAAAGGAAAGAAAAAAGACAGGCTTAAAAAATATTTTTTAAGCTGAAGGAGGAAAGATGAAAGCTTTGGAAATTGATGTCACAGGAATTGAAGAGTATGGAATCATTGCCGATATTGGAAATGATTTGAAGTTAGATATGATTTATAACAACATAGATCATCATATGTATGTTTCTGTTCTCGATGGTGCAGAAAATAGAATCACGGGCTTTTTTCGATTGGTTCCTGACGTTGATTTTCTGAGTCTAGCTTGGAATACTCTTCCTTACCAGCTTCGTTGCATAAAAATCAATGATTATGCAGAAGAAAAGGATTTAATTACTCCGAGCAACTTAAATCAAGACTACAAATTTTTCTTGATTGGAGAGGAGGAATAATGGCAAAGTTATGGAAACAAGTACGGATTATTACAGTTGGTGGCTTAATCTTTAATTATGAAGATTTGGATGTGGAATTTGATGTGAAGTGTACAGATGATAATAAGTCTGATACTGCAACCATCCGCATCTATAACTTATCCGAAACCACGAAAAATAAGCTACAAGCGAATCAAGCAGTCACGATTGACGCAGGCTATCAAGAACTTCACGGGGTCATTTTTGCCGGAATTGTGGAAAGTGTGAGTACCAATCGAAGTGAAAATGACATGGTAACGACAATTACTGCAAGTCCCAACAATCGAGCCTATACGAATACTCCTGTCAATATGCAATTTAAAGCAGGGATTAAGGCGAGTGAAATCTTAAAACAATTGGAAAAGAAAGTACCTTTTAAAATAGATGTCAAAGAGCTTGGAAAAGACACCACATATCCCAATGGGAAGGCATTTTCTAACAGGCTATCCAACGTCATTTCTGTGCTTGCAAAAGATACAGGAACGATTGCAAGATTTACAGATAGTACCATAGAATTTAAAAAGCCCGGAAAGGCTTATAGTAATGTACTGAAGCTTGGTAGTGAACAGGGCTTAGTTCGGGTAGATAAGAAAGAAGAAAAAGCGGAAGCAGAAAAAGAAAAGAAAGATAGCAAAAAATCTAAGAAAGAAAATAATAAGAAAAAAGAAAAGGAAAAGCCAAAGTACAGTATAGAAGCCTTTCTTATTCCTATTGTGAAAATTGGGCAACTCATTGAAGTAGAATCGACCTTGTGGAGCGGAAAAGGCGTAGTAAAGGAATGTAGCTATGTGGCGGGAGATGTTTCTAGCTTTTCCGTGAATGCGATGTTGGAGGTTATAGAATGATTGAATTTGTACAAGCAATGATACAAGATGCGAATAATGAAATTCATACATCATTACCCGCTGTGATTACAGAAGTGAATCATGCGGCTGGGACTTGCACAGTACAAATTATCCCCAAGCGAGAGCTATGTGGGCAAGTGATGTCTTATCCACCTCTTATCGATGTGAAATTGGATTTCTTGAAATTTGGGGGATGGAAGTTTCAATTTCCTCGAAAAGCTGGAGATAAAGTTTGGATTGGATTTTCCGAAACTACTTTGTCGGAAGATACAAGTTTGGAGCGATTTAGCTTGAATGAACCTTATATTATAGGCTCTTGTGAAAATGACTATGAGGCAAATAGTGAGGATATTATCCTTGAAGGGCAAGGGACTAGGGTGGAAATTAAAGGGGATGGAAGTATTATCATCACAACCGGATCCAAGGAGATGACAATCAATAGCAATTTGACCCTGAATGGAGATTTGACTCACAATGGCAATACAACACAAACAGGCAATACAGAACAAACTGGAGATGTGTCAGTACAAGGCTCTGTAGGTGCTAGCGTAGATGTCAATGGTGGAGGCATTAGTTTAAAAAGACATACTCATGGATACAAACCGGGGGGAGAACTTCCAGAACAAACTGATCCAGCAAGTTAGGAGGCAATATGGCGACAAGTATTAAATTAGACAAAGATTGCGACATTGTGTTCAATGAAGATGGTGTCTGTGAGCTTGTGGAAAGCACGGAGGATATTATCCAAGCTATTCGAGTTGAGTTGGAACAAAATAAGGAGCAATGGGCATTAAATACCCTCTATGGAGTTCCTTACTTAAATGAAAAAAATACTGGGATCTTACAAGTGAAGAACAACCATTCAAGAATACTTCAAGAGCTCATCAAAACGATTTCAAAATATGAAATTGATAAGATTGAAAGTATTGAATTTGAAAATAATGAGATTGTGGCAAAAATAAAGATAAAAGGGGATGTGTACACATTATGATGATAACAGAAAAAGGCTTTGTTGTTCCAACGCTAGAAGAAATCTATCAAAGGAAACTCGCTGAATTTAAAACTGTAAAACCAAATATTCGGGAGACAGATAGTAATGTGATTATCCCTCTTTTAAAATTTGATGCTGCAGAAGAGTACGATGCTTATTTAGAAGGCTTATCTGTATACAATAACCTGAATGTGTATACAGCGGTAGGAAGTGGCTTAAATGCTATCACAAGTCATTTGAACATGACTTGGCTAGAAGCCACTAGAGCAAAAAGTCGGATTCAAATAACAGTAAGCACAGAAACCACAATCCCACAAGCATGGGGAGTAGAGACTCTGGACGGAAAGAAGTTTGTAACTTTAAATGCTGAAGACTTAAAAATTCCCAAAGGAAAGACAGAATTGGATGTCATTTCCTTAAATGTTGGAAAAGAAAATAATGTAAATGTGGGGCAAATCACGAAAATGACAAGCATTATCTCAGGGATTACAAGTATGACAAATACCCTTCCTGCAGTAGGAGGGAAAGATAAAGAAACAGATACGGAGCTAAGAGAGCGATATTTAAAGAGAATTGACCGAAAATCAAGTTTCACAACAGAAGGGATTAAAAACTATATTTTAGAAAATACAAACGTTCAAAAGTGTCAAGTCATCGAGAATGACACAGATTTGACAGATTCAGATGGAAGACTTCCTCACGCATATGAGGCAGTTTGTCTAGGGGATACAAATGAAAACATCTTACAAGCTCTGTATGATTATAAATTGGCTGGAATTCGGACTGTTGGGGATATCACAAAGAAGTTTGATGATATTACAGTTGGGTTTTCTAGAGCGATTGAAAAACAGATTTATGTCAATATTTCAATAGCCGCAATTCGAGACTTGTGGCTTCAGGAATATGTAGAAAAAATTAAGAAAATTGTACAAGACTACATTGATACGATTGAGCCACAAGGCACGATTTATCTTTACAAAATTCTTGGGGAAATCTACAAAGCGACTGGGGGAATTAAGACAATACAAATCCGGCTAGGAGATTCTTCTTATTCTATGTCTACATCCGATTATGTTTTGAAAAAGAAAGAAATTGCAGTTGTACAAGTAGAAAATATAACTGTATCCGCTGAGGTGAGTTAGATGGGATTTAATTTAGCAAGAATACCACACATTTATCATGATACGAAGTATGTTCGAAAGCTCTTTGAAATCTTAAAACAAAAACATATAAACGTTGTTGAAATGTGGCAAGAATTAAGCTATTTTAATGATTTAGCGAAATCAAAAGGACACATGTTAGATGTGCTTGGAGGGAATTTTAAAATAGCAAGGCTGGGAAGAACAGATGAAGAATATAGAAAAATTCTAAAATTCGAGATACCGACTTTTAACTTTTTAGGAAGTCCTTACGAAATTCGGCGAATTTTAGCAGAATGCTATGATATTCCAATTGAAAGTTTTATTTTAACAGAACTTTCAGGAAAAATAGTTATTAAAATTCCAAGCACAATCAACAAACAAGAAGTATTCAAAAATATAAAAAGACTAAAAGCAGCAGGGGTTGGATTACAAGTAGATATAGATATTTATATCGAAGATTATTTAATATCAGAATTAGAAAAAATGACATTAACAGAAATTGAGAAGATAACATTAGCGAGAGAATAGGAGGGGAGCATGGCAAATTGGATTCAAGATCCACAATCTAGAGAAGAAGTGGATGAAGTCACACAAGAACTAAAATTACCAGTTTATAAACCATCTGCAAAAGGAAAATTCCGACAATGGTTCAAAGAAAGTTGGAATAAACTAGAAGATTATTTAGTAAATTTAAAAAGTGAAATTTCTGAAATAAGAGGCTCTAAAGAGCCTAATATTTCAAAAAAAAGTGGTTTTAATTTAGAAAAAACAAATTTAACTGAAAATGACTCCAGCAAACTTTTTACAGCAAAAGGAGCATTAGATTTATATAACAAACTAACTTCTGCAATTGCAGAAAAAGAACCTAAAATTTCAAAAAAAAGCGGATTTAATTTGTCGAAATCTGATGCCGATGATTCAGATAGTTCTAGTACTCTAGCGACTTCTAAAGCAGTTAAAAAGGTTAAAGATGCTTTGGAAAGATTGAATTTAAGTTGGAATAATATAACTGGAAAACCTAATTTCGGTCTTAAGTCTGGAGAATTCATGGAAGGTCACAGGTTGGCGGAAAGTTTGGGAGTGAAAGAATATGGAGGCTTAATAAGTTCCTCAGGTCAAAAAAAAGAGGGGAATGCTTACTATGATAGTAACACTAAAAATATGTTCTACTGCAAAGAAACAAATAGTTATACATCTGCAAACAGTTCATATTTCGAACCGTTCGACAATAAGGAACTTCTCAATAGATTGAATAATCTACACAAACTTGAAGTTAGAGTTGTATTCAATGGAAATCATACGACTGTTGGCTATATCTGTACACTCCCAAATGGTTGGTTAGCTTGTAATATTGAAAGTTATTTAGGATTTCAAAACAGTCAATCAACCACAATTTTTAATACAAATAGAGCAAATAGAATATATGACTTAGAACTTGGTGATGACGGTTCGGAAGGTAGTATTACTATAAAATATAATGAACTACATTTCAACGGGTGTGGTGCTGGTTCGGACATGGTTATTCACAGAATTTCAGTATTGATTTAATCTAAATATATGCAATCATCATCTGATTGTCATTGTCCCATCGTCCTTTTGAAATCGTGAAGGTGTGGGGACTGTAGACTAAGTTTCCCCAATCTGTTTCATTTCCCCAATATTCATAAAAAGTTACACATTTTGTTTTTTCTAAGATAATTCTTGGGATGCTGTATGAAAAAGTATGGCTTGTATATCCGCTGTCTGTAGCAATAGCAATATACAGCATTTCCCAATTATTTGGGAGGACTTTGTTGGAAAAATGTTCGCCGTTTCCTTCAAATGCAATTTTCATTTTTCTATCGAGATTATTCAATCATCTTGTATATACCCAAATTTTGTTATTACCCGATGTTCCCACGTAGGACTTAAATGACAGTGTATTTCCAAATATAGTAAAACTACTACCATCATAATCTTCCATAGGTGTCAGTACAGGTTTGCCAATTTCCTTTACTAATTCAATATCATATAGTCTATATCTAGAGTAATCTTGTGAGGCGTTGGTTGTTTCTATGATGAGTAATTCAGAGGCTTCACTATCTATCGTAAAAGATTTATCGTGCACAAGATATGATTGTGGCTTGTCTATTATTTTCTTCCATTTTTTGGAGAGATTATTCAATATGCTAGAATTAAGACCTATCAAAATTAGGAGGTCTAAAATGTTGAATAATTGGCAGGGAGTGACGGAGAAAAATCGAAAAATCTATGAAAAGTATTTGAACAGTTGCAGAAGTAACAGCGAAGAGACTTGGGATACAACATACAAAACATATTCTTCAAGAATGTATAAATTTTTGAGGTGGCTTAATAAAGAGAAAAATAGATACTTATTAAGCCAAGATACGTTAGAAAATGCAGTAGAAATCATTGAAGAATACAAAAATTACTGCCGAAAGTGTGGGAATAGCAAAAGGACGATAGCGAATGCGATTGTGACGATTTCTTCATTTTACGATTGGACAGTAAGAAGAAAGATGATTAAATATCATCCTTTCAAAGATAGACTTGAAAGGCAGAAAATCACGGATAGAGATAGCACAAGAGAAAGTTATTACTTGACTACAGAGCAGGTACTTACAGCAAGATTATATATGAAAGTTGAGCATAAGAAGTTTGACTTACAAGATAGGATATTATGGGAACTTTTTATTGATAGTGCTTGTAGAATCTCAGCAATACAAGCACTTACATTGGAGCAACTAGAGCTTGAGGGGGGATATTTCAAAAATGTGATTGAAAAAGAGGGTTATGTAGTAAATGCTTATTTTTTCGATACTTGTAAGAGTTTAATAAAAGAGTGGTTACAAGAAAGAGGAAAGGTAGGAATTGAAGAAAAATGGTTATTTGTAACGAAGTACAATAAAGAGTATAAGCGGATGTCACAAGCGACTATCCGAAACAGGATACGAAAAATAGGGAAAATCTTAGAAATAGATGGCTTATACCCTCACAGTCTTAGAAAAACATCTATAAATCTGCTATCAAAATTGGGTGGTTTAGATATCGCTAGTCATTATGCAAATCATACAAGTACGGTAGTTACAAGCAAACACTACATAGAAAAAGAAAGTGCTACAGAGATTAGAAATCAAATCTTAGCACTTCGGCAAAAAATCGGTATTTTTTAAAGAGATTTCATAATCTCGAAAGATTTTCGAAACTATCTATTTCAATTTTTTCTTTAATATCAATAAGTCTATTTTCTAAAGCTTTTAGAATTAAGATTTTAAAATTTGTTTCAGAAAATGTTGACTTATTGAAAATAAAGAACTTTTTAAGTTAGAAAGTACCGAAATTCTCAAGAGATTATGAAGTCTAGCAAGAAATCGAGGAGGAGAAAAAATGATAATTGTTCATTTTTATGACAACACAAAAAAAGTCTATTCTGTGTATGCAAACAGTTTGGAAGATGTCAAACAAAATCCAAAAGCATATTTCCCAGAAGTGACAGAAAATACAATCATTACCTTAGAGGATTTTAAATATCCTATATTAAGGGAAGGAATACTAAGGGAAATGACAAGAGAGGAACTTATAGAAAATGAAGTTCCAATTGAACTTGAAGAAGGGGAAAAGATAGAAAATAAGAAGCTTATTAAACTCGAAAAACCAAGCGAATACCATTCGTGGAACGGAGAGGAGTGGATTGCTGACTTACAGCGAGCAAAGAAAGAAAAAAGAAATGAGTTGAAAGAAATCAGAAATCAAAAAATTGAAGAAAATATAGAGGTTCATGGATCTGTTTTTCAAGTTAGAAACTCAGATAAAGAAAATTTTGACGATGTTGGACTAATGATGAGAACAGGAGAAATTGACGAGAACTACGAAAAAAAATGGGTATTAGCGGACAACTCTATTAAGGGTTTTACAGCCCAACAAATAATTGACGTTTGGAAAGAAAGAACAAAAAGAAAAGATAGAATTTTCGAAGAGTTTGGAGCTTTATCAATAAAGTTAGAAAAATGTAATTCTGTAGAAATAGTACAGAAAATTACTTGGGAATAGGAGGACATTATGGGATTTAGGTTTAGTCAGAATAGCTTGGATAAAATGAGTAGAGTTCATCCCAATTTAGTGGCTTTTATGAAAGAGCTTATTCAGATTAGCCATTTTGATTTTAAAATCACAAGCGGAATGAGAACAGCGAAAGAACAGGCTAGTTTATATCAACAAGGAAGAAGCAAGCCTGGTCTTATTGTAACCAATGCAGATGGCTATAAATATTGCTCCAATCATCAAGAGAAAGTTGATGGATACGGGTATGCTGTTGATGTATGTATTTTAAAATATACCTCAAAAGGGGACGTAGACTGGAATTTCAATTATTATAAAGAACTTTATGAGATAGCAAAAAAAAATGGTCTGTTAGAAAAATATGGAATTGAGTGGGCTGGGAATTGGAAAAACTTTCAAGAAGGAGCCCATTATCAGGTAAAAAACGCCAGAAATGTGGCGTTTAAAAAATAAAGGAGGAATATAAATGGAAAAAGAAATTATGTTTATGATTGCAGAAGGTGTAGTATTTATTGTAAGTATGGGATTTTTCGCCTATAAGGTAAAAGGAAAACAAGTGTTGACAGAAGCAATTTTAGCGGCAGAAGCAATCTTCAATACTCCAAAAATGGGAGAGTATAAGAAAGAATATGTGAAAGCACAGATTGAAAAGTTGCCTGCACCACTAAGAATTTTTATTACTGAAGAAGCGATTGAAAAAGCAGTTGCCGCATTACAAGAAAGATTTCAAGAAATCAAAAAAAGAAAAATAAAAGAGTAGGTGTAACTATGAAAAAAAGTCCATTACTGCTAGAGCCTTATGAAGATAGAAAATGGATTTTGAAAGAAGAATATGTACATGAAATCAATGGGTACCTTTTAAAGGTTCCCAAAGGTTTCGTGACAGATTTGGCAAGTGTTCCAAGAGTGCTGTGGCTTTTTTTCCCACCATTCGGAAGATACACTCCTGCGGCAGTAGTCCATGACTACCTTTATTCTGAAAACAATGATACAGGTATCAATAGAGAGCTAGCAGATAGAATTTTTGACTATATTATGAAAGAACTTGGAGTTCCTTTTTATAAGAGAAGCTCCATGTATAGAGCGGTACGAATGTTTGGAGAGCCAAGCTGGAAACCTAAGCTAAAAAATGAAGGGTATAAGAAAGTTGCTATAGTGGATCATACGGAAGAAGCGTTGAAATACTATGCAGAATGGGAGAAAATATTGAAATTATAAGGGGAAGAGGGAGATGGAGAAAGAAATTGGAATTGGAATTGGAAAGACATTAATGACCGGGTTTGGCTACTTAATGTTTTTATTAGGTGGTTGGAATTGGACTCTAGGAGCTATGTTCATTTTTATGGTAACCGACTATGCGACAGGATATATTAAGAGCCTGTTAAAAGGGAGGTTATCATCAAAGGTAGGATACAAAGGAATACTGAAGAAATGTTCTTATATCTTTGTAGCTCTGATTGGAGCTACTTTAGACCGTGTTCTTGAAGAAAACCACATTCAAATTCCTATATCTTTCTTCGGAGCTCCTGTTTCTTTCAAAGTCCTATTGATCTGTAGCGTAATAGGAACAGAAGGGATTTCTATTATAGAAAACCTTGCAGAAATAGGATTTAAAGTTCCTCCTTCCATTAAAAAGCTATTTAAACAGCTTCAAGAAGATGAGCCTAGTCAGAATACCAAAGATGAAAAAAAAGAGCCTTAAACGGGCTCTTATTTTAATGTTTTGATAGATAAAATTGAATTGCTTTCTTTTTCATAGCTTCTAAGTCTTTAAAGCTCGTTTTTTCTAATAAGACATTTCTTAAAGCTTTGTCTTTATCTGCATTCTTAGACTTACATCGAGAAGCTAACTCTTCTTCTAACTCATCATAGTTATGAAACTGAGTAAATTTAGACATAAATTCTTCATTCAAAAGGTCTTCAGTAGCTATTTCTTCCGCTTCTAATTTCTCCATTAATTCTTTTTCAGTCATAGAATATCACTCCTTTCTTATACTTATATTTATTTATCTATAAATTATCACAAAAAAAATATAAAGTAAAGAATAAAAAAAGAACTTCCAAAGAAATTCTCAAACTAAGTATAGAAATATTTCTCAGACTGTTTTTATTTTTTTCTCAAACCGTTTTTCATCGTACAGCATACTTTCACCCCTTTTTCTTGTTATATTTACATATATACAATTTTTTTTATAATTTGTCAAACAATATTTTATATTTTTTAAAATTCTAGAGGATATTATTTATAATTTATTTTCTATTTTAATTTTATTTTTTATGTTATAATACTTTAATAATATAAATTTTAAGTTTATCTAGAGTAGAATTTAAAACTAGAATTTTTTAAAATTACCAAACGAGTATTACCATAGTGGAAAAAACCTACAATTTAAGTATACCTCAAAATTTTTTAAATTCTTTATATAATTTATATATTCTTTCTATAATTTTCTTTATCTGTATTTTTCTACTCTACCTTACTCTAAATTTTTATGAATTATGCCAGAACACTCGCGACTTTAGTCGCGAGATGAATGGCATTTTCTTTGAAAAAAATAAATCATATGGTATAATATAATGGGTGATAGATCATGGCAAATATTAATTTTGGAAGAGGATATGTCTATTCAATTCAATATCATATGGTATGGTGTGTAAAGTATAGACATGAAATTTTAGTCGCTGATATTGAAAAGGATTTGAAAGAAATATTAAGAAACATATCAGAAGAATTAGAAATAAAAATAGTTGAGATGGAGACAGATAAAGATCATATTCATCTATTGATAGAATGTAGTCCACAACATTTCATTCCTAGAATAATAAAAATACTAAAAGGAAGCTCAGCAAGAAAATTATTTGTAAAATATCCTGAACTAAAAAAAAGATTATGGGGTGGACATTTGTGGAACCCAAGTTATTTTGTTGCAACAGTATCAGAAAATATAGAAGAACAGATAAAAAAATATATTCAAACTCAAAAAATAAAATAAGGAGGAAACTATGGCTAATTATGTATTAACTTTGCCGTTAAAAACAGAAAAATGGCAAGAGGATATTTTAGATAAAAGATTAAATATTGCTAGATTACTATATAATGCTAGCCTTAATGAAATCCTTAAAAGATATAGAAAGATGCAAAATGATGTTGAATATAAACATATGAAACATCTTGATCCAAAAGAACAAAGTAAGAAATATAAAGAATTCGATAAAAAATATGGTATTTCAAAATTTGATTTGAATCAATACATAAAACCTATGACACAAAAATTTAAAAAGAATATAGGTTCTCAAATGGGACAAGAAATAGCAGAAAGAGCATATCTAGCTTTTGAAAAATTAAAATATGGAAAGGCTAAAAAAGTATATTTTAAAAGATATGGAGATTTCTACTCTGTGAGAGAAAAAGGAAATAAAACAGGACTTAGGCTTTTTAAAGAAGAGAATTGTATATCTTGGTTAGGTTTTAAAATTCCTTTAATAATAAGAAAAAATGATAGCTATGCGCAAAAATGTTTTTTAGATAATTTACTTTTTTGTAAGTTATTGAAAAAAGTGATTAGAGGAAAAAATAAATATTATGTACAAATTACTTTTGAAGGTGTTCCACCTAAAAAACATGAGGTAAGGAATCATGCTGAAGTTGGTCTAGATATAGGGACATCAACAATAGCAATCGTTAGCGATAAGGAAGTTAAATTACAAATATTAGCAG